GGCAGGAAGAATTCCATGTTGAAAGAGGAATAAATGTTGACTTTAGTTGTTTCTCCAATTGGTGGAGCGCTAAGGAAATTGATGAAGAAAAGCCAGTTGTTAGCATCAATTTCGCCCAAGTCATATCCTTCGTGCAAGTTGAACACGGATCTCGAATTGATGAATGGTGCTTCAAAACGATAACGCCCCACGGTATTAAGAGGCATCACCTGGTGTCCCTTCATGGCCATAACCTGTGCCTTGGAAAAGAACTGCGTTATTTGGGCCAGTGATTGTCCTTCATACGGAAAGAAGGCCGCTGCCAGCAGCCCACTCCTCTGTGCCACTCCAGACACTTCCACATCAATGATGGTTGATCCATGACACATGGAGAAGGTCCGGAAAGCCATTTCCTGGGGGGTTACTTGGGCGCAACTGCTTGGTTCCACTCCCGGGGTCAGAGATAACAACTCAAACGGGGCAAGAACGTTCCATCCCGTGAAAGTTGAATCAACGAGAGCCTCATGTCGCAAAACTCGGGTAGTCAAGCCATACCTTTGGTCTGCCGGTTGGGCGGTGACAGACTTGTGAACGAGAGGTATTGGAGTCTTGGAAAGAGTGGTCTTCTGGACAGCCCCTCCAACATTCACCTGACTGTACCCGTAACTTGCCGCAGCTGGAACAGCCACAGCAGGAGTCGCCTCTACCGTTGGAGTGGGCAACATTGGTGTAGGCGCCGGTGTCGGGATGTCCTCTATGATCTCCAGGACATCGTGTGGTAGGAAGTTGTTGACCATAGGAGGCAAACCACGTGATGTTCCTCCTATGCCTCCGACTTGAACGTCCATGGTGTTCAACGTTGGTCCCATACCAATGGCTGGGTACTGATCATCAGCGGTAAGAACGCGCTGACGGACGTCTTCAACTGGGATTTCGAGCCAGTAACTCTTTGCTTCCTCGGTGACAAATATCTCGTCGCGTCTGACACAGGTGTTGAATCGTTCATGCCACCAATCAGGCCAAAACACTGTCGCATTTCGGATAGCCATTGCTCTCTCCTTCTCTGTCACTCCTTTCGCCTGAAAGCACAGCAACTTGACCGCGGTACTCATTCGGGTTTGTCCACAGATTGAAAACGGACCAGGGGTCTTGGGAAGGCTCAGCCATCGTGGTGCAATCTCTGAAAATCCCTCATCACCTCGTGAGAAGGCATTAACCCCTTCAGCATAGACATCCGCTACTGGTCGACACGACAACTCATTGTGGTCAACAAGAGCTGCAGTTTGTCCATAGAAGTCCATTGTCATAGGAAACGAACATGGTTGTTCGGCCCAAGTTCGCACCTTATTTGAGGTGGTGTAGTTCATTCCATACTTCTGACACCACAAAGCAAAGCCTTGTCCGTCGAGTCCAAATTGATTGATCTGCCAATTGCACAGTCCGAGTCGTTCAACAAAGTCATTTCTCAACGTCCAAGCATTGTCATCTCCTCCTACCACCGCTACGATCGCATCTCGAGGGACGAATCCTTTCTCATACACAAAGCTGTAGAGGTACAGCAATGATACCACTGAGTTGACAACCGTGGTGAGATAGTTGCCCGATGGATTGAAACCCCGAGTCTGAAATTCAATGTCGTGGACTTGGTACTTCGCCCGGAGCATTCCTTCAATGAGAAGATCATACCATTCAAGATCAAAACCTTCGATCTTTTCGTGACAGAGTTTCCCGATGATGTCAAAAGCCGCCATCAAAACATGAGGATGTATGGAGATGTCAAAATGTTCATAATCTCCACACCATATGGGTTTGTTCCAGTCGATTCCGTTCAAT